CTTGTTAATATTATTCACAAGATCGCGCGAATCAAATGTGGCGGGTATCATGAAGATCACTGGAATGATATTGAGGGATATGCCAGACTGGGGAAGATACTGCACAGTGATGCTCAGGCGACGGAGATTGTTATGAACATTAGTGATCCGCATCGCCAATGGGGGGAGACAGGCGAGGATGACGGGGTATGAAGAAAACTAACACCAAGGATAAAAAACTCCCTACGTTTTTAAAGGGTAGTTGCCATGATCCAGACACTGGCAATCATACATTAAGTTTTAGGTTTAAAAACCATGAGGACTGCACATATTATTTTAAAACAGGGGCTGAAAAGATTTCTTTTTTTGCTGGGTTACAAGAGGGTTCTCAACTTGGCGGCGAAGGCTATCTTCGGATCTACAGCACAAAAGTTGCTAAAACTGAGAAGGAGGCCGAAGAGTGCTGATGTATAATGTTATGGTTGCCTGTCTCGCCCTTAATATTTTTTTTGAAGCGAGGAACCAATCCTTCGTGGGACAAGTCGCCGTATCGCAGGTTGTGTTTAATCGTGTTGCTGATCGTCGTTACCCGAACAATGTCTGTGATGTTATCTATCAGGCGGAGCGTAACAAGCAGGGAAAAGTGATTCGCAACCGCTGTCAATTCAGTTGGTACTGCGATGGCAGATCTGATTCTCCGAAAGATCTTGACGCGTTCCGCTGGGCAAGTGTGGTCGCCCGGACCATCCTTGATCTTGGGGACACCCTCCCTGATTATGTTAACGGCGCAACCCATTATCATACCGTTAACGTAAATCCGAAATGGGAAATTTCCAAGGAGAAGACCGCTATAATAGGTGATCACGTCTTCTTTCGGTGGCTCCCTGATATGAAGCTTTAATCTTCATGGTTGACACGATTCGCAGGTCAGGGTAGATTCTCTGTAGCTGTGTGACGTAAGTCCATTCGAAGCACGGCTAATGATGTAGATTATTCTCCCCTGTTTGGACGGCTCTTTCGGGAGCCGTCCTTTTAGGAGATGCAAATGAGAAAAGAATTTGATTTCTATCCAACGCCTATGACTATCGTGGAAGAAGTCGTTAAAAGATGGACCCCCGCAAATGTAAAAATTTGGGAGCCTTGTGCTGGAGATGGCAGGTTATCCAACTCATTGATAGAAAGAGGGTGTGATGTTGTCTCAACAGACATCAAAGACCGTCAGGATTTTTTTACTTATTCAGTGCCCCTCGCTCCTGTTATTATTACCAACCCCCCGTTTAAATACATTAGAGAGTTTATTGACCATGCCTTTAACATCGGCGTGGAGAAGATGGCGTTAGTATGTCCCGAAAGATTATGGGCTTGCAAGAAAGGCCGCGCCCAGTTCCAAAGGTTCAGACCGACCCGGTGGGCTAACATGGATTGGCGGGAAGATTATTTACAGAAGGGCGGCTCCCCTGACAGGGCGTTAGCTGTAGCGATGTGGGACAAACCAGATTCGGAAAATTGTTCTTATGAGATCTGGTCAAAGCCTGATGGATAACGAAGCGGTCATATGTGATTTCTGCGGAAGCTGGACCCGGCCTATTTTTGTGCATGGTCATTTACAGTGCGGTCGATGCAAGCGGGTTATCGCTGAGTGTTGCACAGGAGAGACCGCAGAGGAAAAAGAGAAAGTAATATTATGAAATATTTTTTGATCAGTTGTTTGTCTTTAGGTTTTTTATCGGCGTGTTCCTCCGGGTGGAACCATGCCAACCAAAATGATGGCGGCTATGTCTGGGTGGGGTGTCATGTGATACATACCAACCCACAGGATTGCTACCCTGCTCCAGATAAATGCGCCTATGCTTTCGGGCCTGAAGGAGACAAGGTGGTAGGCCAGAAGATTTATTGGAAACAGGTAGACAAGTATGGAAAGGTCGGGACCCCTATCACAGCCCGACCCTGTAAAGAGGGTGAATAGACAATGAACCTGAGTGCTATCCAGTCTCAGTTATCTTCTTTGCCTGTACATGAGCAGAAGAATATACTTGATCTGGTCAAGCAGTTAGAAAAAGCAGAGGCACGGGAGGGCAGTCAGGATGATTACCTCACCTTTGTTAAAACGGTATGGCCCGCTTTTATCCAAGGCAAACACCACAAGACAATGGCTGATGCTTTTGAAAGAGTAGCCAATGGAGACCTCAAGCGTTTAATTATTAACATGCCGCCGCGTCATACCAAGTCAGAGTTCGCGTCCTATCTTTTACCTGCTTGGTTCTTGGGGAGATATCCTGACAAGAAAGTTATTCAGACAGCCCACACCGCAGAACTGGCTGTAGGATTTGGACGTAAGGTTCGAAACCTTTTTAGTGATCCGGGGTTTAAAAGTATATTCCCGGCGACCAGCTTGCAGTCAGACAGTAAGGCGGCGGGACGGTGGAGTACTAACAAAGGCGGGGAATACTTTGCCATTGGTGTCGGCGGCGCGGTAACAGGTAAAGGTGCTGACCTTTTAATTATTGATGACCCGCACTCAGAGCAGGAAGCCGCTCAAGGACAGTACAACCCCGAAGTGTTTGATAAAGTTTATGAATGGTATACCTCTGGTCCGCGTCAGAGATTACAACCGGGCGGGGCTATCATTGTTGTGATGACCCGGTGGTCGAAGAGAGACCTGACTGGAAAGATCATAGACAGTTCGGTGAAGAGATCAGGATCAGATGAGTGGGAGGTTATAGAGCTTCCCGCTATCCTGCCGTCAGGAAATTCTTTATGGCCTGAATACTGGTCTATTACAGAACTTGAAGCTTTGAAATCGGAACTCCCTTTATCCAAGTGGTCGGCTCAGTATCAGCAGGACCCCTCCTCAGAAGAAGGCGCATTAATAAAAAGGGAATGGTGGAAACCGTGGAAACAGAGCCGACCCCCGGATTGTGAGTTCATAATTCAGTCTTGGGATACTGCCTTCTTAAAAACACAGAGATCAGATTATTCCGCCTGTACGACATGGGGAGTCTTCCTTAATGAGGAAAAAGATGCTATGCACATCATACTCCTTGACGCATACAAGGAACGGCTAGAGTTTCCTGAGCTAAAGAAAAGAGCTTATGAAATGTATATAGAAAGAGAACCCGATGCTTTTATCGTTGAAGGAAAAGCTTCCGGTATGCCGTTGGTGTTCGAGTTAAGGCAGATGGGTATACCAGTTTCAGAGTATACTCCGTCGAAAGGAAATGATAAGATCGCCCGTGTCAATGCGGTAGCAGATATGTTTGCTTCTGGTATGGTATGGGCACCAGAGACCAGATGGTCAGAAGAAGTGATAGAAGAATTTGCGGCATTTCCTGCCGGGGACCATGATGATTTAGTGGACAGTTCCACTCAAGCTTTGTTAAGGTTCCGTCAGGGAGGGTTCGTTAGAAACCCAAGTGATGAAGAAGACGAGTGGATGCCCCCTCGTCATACTGAATTTTACTGAATGGATTTTCTATGGCAATAGATAAAGCATTACCTCAGATTGAAGGCGCGGAACAAGAGGAGTCCGTAGAGATTTCAATCGTTAACCCCGAAGCTGTGTCTATCGAAACAGAAGAAGGCGGGATGTTAATTGACTTTGAACCGGGACCAGCAGGAGACGAGGAGGCATTCGACAGCAACCTCGCAGACTTTATGGAAGATGCACAACTGGGTTCTATACAGTCGGAGATATTAGGGGCGTTTGATGCAGATTTTCATTCTCGCTCAGAGTGGGCTGAGACATATGTTAAGGGTCTTGATCTGCTTGGATTAAAGATTGAAGACCGGACAACTCCTTGGCCCGGAGCCTGTGGAGTATTCCACCCCGTTCTGGCTGAAGCTGTTGTTCGCTTCCAAGCTCAGTCTATCATGGAGACGTTCCCGGCAAAGGGTCCGGTTAAGACCCAGATCATTGGTGAGATTACCGACGAGAAAGAACAACAGGCGATTCGCGTTCAGAATGAAATGAACTTTCAGTTAACAGAGGGTATGCCTGACTATCGAAGCGAACATGAGAACATGTTGTTTGCCTTACCCCTCGCAGGAAGTGCGTTTAAAAAAGTTTATTACGATGTGGATATGGGCAGACCCTGCGCGGTGTTTGTCCCGGCGGAAGATCTTGTCGTAGCTTATGGCGCGTCTGATCTACTGACATGCAGTCGCTACACTCATGTGATGAAGAAAACCAAGAACGAGGTTCGGAAACTTCAGATCGCTGGTTTTTACCGGGACATTGAGCTTCCAAATCCTACACCGGACTACACAAAGATCCAAGAGCAGTACAACAGTTTACAGGGAGAACGCCCTGCCTACGAGCATGATGATCGCTACACCTTACTGGAGTGCCACATAGACTTGGATCTTGATGGTTACGAAGACGAGAGAGATGGAGAGCAGACAGGTATTGCCCTTCCCTATGTTGTAACGATTGACAAATCATCTGGCACCATACTTTCAATCTACAGAAATTATCTGGAAGATGACACCAACAGAACCAAGATGCTACACTTTGTTCACTATAAGTATCTGCCATCATTAGGTTTTTACGGTTATGGTTTAATCCATACTATTGGTGGGCTGACTAAATCAGCGACTTCTATTGTTCGTCAACTTGTAGATGCGGGTACTTTATCTAACCTGCCAGCGGGACTGAAGTCACGCGGTCTGCGAATCAAAGGCGACGATACACCCATCATGCCCGGAGAGTTCAGGGACGTAGACGTTCCAAGTGGTGCAATAAAAGATAACATTTCATTCATGCCCTATAAAGAACCTAGTGCGGTTCTATACCAGTTGTTAGGGAACACGGTAGAAGAAGCAAGACGATTCGCTTCTCTGGCTGACATGAAGATCGGGGATATGAA